TTCCAGCGTCTCAACTGCACGACAGCATCAGACATCACTGGCATCGCTCCACCGACTGGCGGCTCGCATGTTGATGGGCGCATGATCAGGCTCGTGTCTGTGGGAACGAATACGGTAAGGCTCATGCACAATGACACCGGCAGTACAGCGGCTAACAGAATGTACCACCACAATTCGACTAATGTTAGTCTGGCCGTGAATAAGTGGGCTGATTTGGTATATGACTCGACGGATAACGGATCGGGTGCGGCGGGGTGGCGTGTTGTGCATTATGCTTAATGAGGTGCACTAATGATCGCAATCATCTGGCTCATGCTGGCCGCACCACCGTGCCCGACATGACCATCGTCTGCTCCTCAGGTGCGGCGGTACGTCGCGCCAGTGAGGAGGCCAGCGCCGAGGCCAATACCAAAGCTAGCGCCAAAACCAAAACCCGTTTTTAATTGGAAGGACGTTTAATGACGTTATCGTGGTCTCCAGCAAACGATCATTTAATCGTCGATGGTCTGGAGACCGTCATGCTAACCACGCTTGCGGCCACAACCACGACGATCTATCGGGTATTGAGATTGCCAGCGTTGGTCGATATCGGATCTGCTGGCGCATTGACAAGCTACGGCAATATCACACGCTGGAATATATGGATCCAAGAATGCCCTACCGCACCAGAAATAAACGCGCTATTGACCGACGCCGCTAACGTAAAATATCGAATCAATAACGTCACGCAATCAGTACAACGCAATATGTGGGAAATTGAAACCACGGCCGATGCGGGAGTCGGTCTATGAGTGCCTTTTATGATATTCTTAACGCCATCAAAACACGAATTGCGGTAACGTATGCAAACACCAAATTGCGTAAACGCGCAATCATGATTGAGACCGATACGCTACCATTGTTTATCGTTTCGCCTGGCACGGAAACAATCGGATTGGAAGCTTTTAATGGCGTCGTATGTTATGATTACACTGTGCAAGTGACTTATGTTGATGCTGGTAACAGAATTTTTGAAACAGATCTTGCGGCTCATTTGACAATCCGTGAGAACATCAAAAAGATTTTGTATCAGCCAGCGTTGACCGGAGTTTCTGACGTGATAGGGATGCAATTGGATATGCAACCAGCGTTTGAATCGGTCAGCGGAAACGTCAATAACTATGACGTTTGCGGCATGACAATCACATATCGAAAACTGGAGGCGCGAACATCATGAGTGTGGATATTTCTGCGATAGTCGGCGAAATATCTTGGACTCAATCCGTGACCAATTCCGGATTTGTCAAGACTTCGCAAGGGCCAGACAAGCTTACCGCAACCCTTGCGCCTAGCACAACCACGTACAATCGCATCTATGCCGTCAAGGGCACGCTTGCGGGCGGCGCTAGCGTCACGATCAATCTGCAAGGCGTTACCGACTACCTGAACCAATCCTTGACGTTAACTAAAGTAATTGCGTTTATGCTCAAGGCGACGACAACCGGAATGAAGCTTGAGCCAGGCGCAAGCAATCCGCTAACGTGGCCATTGACCGGAACAAGTCCGGCATTAATCGTAGAAGCGGGCGGATTCTTTATTATCGGTGATGGCTTGCCGCACACGGTTAGCGCAACTGACAAAAACTTTAAAATTACCAATATGGATGGTGCTGTTACGGGTACTTACGAAATTGCTTTAATTGGAGGTCAGTGATATGGCGTTTTTCTCAGGCAAAACCGGATCGGTTACTATTGGCGGAACGGCTCAACCGCTGACCGATTGGTCAATCGATATCAAATCAGAAAACATTGACACAACCAACTTTGGCGACGCTGGATATCAGACAAATCTTGCTGGTGTTGGTGGAGCCGAAATTACCGCATCGGGACCATACGACGGCGGCGCTGGATCAACTGTTGGTACGTCCGGTAACTTTGTGCTGGCCACGTCAACCGATGCGGGCGCGCCATCTTACACGGTAGCCGCTCGAATCTCGTCTATCAAAATTGATGTTAACGTAAAAGGCGTTGCTCAAATTAGTTATACCGCGTCAAGCAATGGCACATTCACAATAACCTATTGATGGAGGTTATCCCATGGCGTTTTACGCTGGCAAGACTGGATCTGTTTCGGTTAATGGCGCAACTCAGCCGCTGACCGATTGGTCGATCGATATCAAATGTGAAAACATTGATACGACCAATTTTGGCGATGCTGGATATCAAAGTAACTATCCCGGTGTTTTTAGCGCGGAAATTACCGCATCCGGACCATATGACGGCAGCGCTGGCGCAAGCGTTGGCGCGTCTGTTGCGTTTATTTTGGTGGCTTCCAGCGATGCGGGCGCGCCATCAATCACAGTAACGGCACGCATTTCATCAATCAAAGTCGATGTTAACGTGAAAGGTGTAGCTCAAATCAGCTATACCGCGTCAAGCAACGGTTCATTTTCTTCAATATCATATTGACGAGGTATTGCCATGGCATTTTACCGTGGCTGCACCGCATCCGTCTCTTTCGGCACCGTATTCCTTCCGATGACGGAATGGAAACTCAATGTCGATGGAGAACGGATTGACGTTTCTGATTATGATCAGCAGACGTTCAAATCAATCGTCGGTATGCGAACAGCCACCATATCATTATCTGGACCATATCCATCGTCTATCATTGGGTATGGTTATGGTCTCGCCACTGGCGATGATTTATTGGTCAAATTATACCTTGATCCTGAATTTTATTATTTTTTCCAAGTCATGGCTCGAATTGAAAAAATGTCGGTAACAACAAACGTCAAAGGCGTGGTAGAGTGTACGATTGATTTAGTGGTCATCGGTGATTTTAAATTGGGCGATGACGCTAACACAGAGGCTATTGCAATATGAGTATGAGTCAATCATTAGGCGGTAATGCCGCGCCAATTATCGCTGTGATCGGCGATAAGGAATACAAATTTGGCTTGTTGACGCAAAAGATCAAAAGCGGAATTGAGCGTATTGTTCAAAGTCGCGCGAGAACAGAATTGTTCCGCGACAAAAACGACATGGGCGATGAGGAATTCAAATTAGCCTACGGCGCGTATATGGACCGGATCAGTTCTGGCGCGTTTGCGTTTGGCGGCGTCAATTGTCGCGGATTTCTAACCTCGACGGATGGCCTTGCTAATTTGGTTCACCTAATGGCGGGTATTAGTCTCGACGAAGGCCATCGCCTAGTTGCTGAGTATTCGGAAGAGATTGCGGCTGTTGTGGGCCAGATTTTCACAGAGTCTTTCCGTTCGACCCGGACGGCGGAGATCCGGGGCAAGAACGAAATCTCCGAGTAGTCAACGCGCTGGCGGTTGTCGCCAGCCTTACGGATCAGCCGTATTTGTTATCGATGGATCAGATTGCGGAATTGACAGATTATCAAATTTGGAGGATCTACGGCAAGGAACGCGATGATCGAGGAGTTCCAAAGACAATACCTGGAAGTCTGGCTCCATCGAAACGCGAATCCGGAATTGTCGAGGCTAAAGCCAAATATCTGTCAATGGGTGTTGCGTTAGGAATTTCGATGGACGAACTTAACGCGGCATGGAGTAAAAAAAATGGCGGGCGCAATTGACGTGATGGCTGGCGGTATGGGCGGCGGAGGTGGCGGTCTTCAGCCGCTTATCGCCGCTCTCGACCACTATACATCGATGTTGCAAGCCGTCAGCAACGCAATCAATGGAGTCAAGACGGTCACGCCATCGGCCGCACCGAAAGCCGCCGCACCAACGGCCGCACCAGTTCCAACCGGCGGATTGGGCGCGTTGATGGAATCGATCGGCGGATTGGGCAAAGCCTTTACGGGATTGGCGCTACAAGCTCGATTGATGGCTGAAGTGGCTAAAGCCGTGGCGATTGCTGTTGCGCCGCTGGATGCAGTTTTTAAGGCCATCGGCGGCATGCTCGAGCCGATCGCCAATGCGGTTGCCGGATTATTGAAACTGGCCATCGCAATCAGCCCGATAATGGTTGCGCTAAAACTATTAGGCAAATTACTGACGATTGTTTTGATGCCGTTCCAGATGTTGGGAAAAATTGTCGATGCGATATCGAGCGTGTTGGAAGCATTTATGGTTCCGCTCGATATGGTTGCCGAACAAATGGAAATGGTAGCGGATGCGATTGCGGCAGCTATTGCGGTTATTGGCATATCGGCAAAATCAGCAAAAACACCACAGAACGCAGTACAAAATGCATTTAAATCGGTAACGAAAACTATTGAAAACGTGCTGGTCAATCCGCTTGAGGCGATACCAGGACTCATCGGCCAGATCCGTGGAGCGGTTGAAACGCTCAACCCGGCGGCGATGGTTGCGTTTGATTTAGCTATGCGGGATTTGATGGCGGTATTCGGCGAAGCCTTCATGCCAATCGTTCAAGTCGCCACAAGCGTTGTGCGTGAATTTGCCAATACTCTTCGCCCAATTCTGCAAACAATGGCTCCACTATTTAAACGCATGGCTGAAAGTATCGGATCGTTGCTGATTAAGAATATTGACAAATTGACTCAAGCTTTTGAGCGCATGCTTCCGTTTATTGAAATGTACATTAAATCAATGATTGACGCGGCAACTAGGCAAGGCGCAATAGCTGATCAATCAGCAGCGAATAACAGTTCACTTAAAGACATTGGATCATTTTTTGCCAACTTTTTCAGGTCAACAAAACAAATTGAAGATTCGGCAAAAAAGGAAAGAGCGGCAAAAGACAAGGTTAACAATTTGATTAACATTGAAGCTGTTGGCATGAATAAAGCCGTGCAAGAGCGGTTGCTTGGAATCCTCCCTGATCCAAAAGTTATGAAAGCAAAATTGCAAGGCAAAATTGATGAGATAACAAAGCTTGAAGAGGCTGACAAGCAATCCGGATTTAAAGAACCGGTTGCCGTCATGGAAGGAAGATCGAAAGAAAAAGAAATGCTTAAAAACATGATTGATCTTAGCCAAATGCGAGATCAATTTGTAAAGTCTGGCGCAAAAGATCAAGACGGTATGGTCAAGGGCGGAGAACAAGCACTCAATGAAACGCTGACCGAAGTTCACAAGGCTCGAAAAGATCTCAAGGACAAAAAGATTGATCAAAACCAATTCAACGCTGTTCTTAATCGATTGGTCGAGGCGCAAAAGTTTTTAGGCGACAACATGAAGAACGCAATCAAGGCGGGCAAACCGGCGGGCGCTGAAGGCCTTGCGGCCGCAGTAAATCCCGCGTTCAAGTCAATCGCCGAGTTGACACGAGAAACGCTTCTGAGCGCATTTGTGGCCACGTCCACGGGTGCGGACATGAAAGAAAAACAAAATCAAAGAGCCGTTGATAACGTGGCCGCGTTGCCGGACGTAATTAGAAATGGCGTTGAAGATGCGATGGTTGCCGCCATGAGACAAGTTGAAAGAAATCCAGAACCGAATGCCGCAAGGCCCGTATTTGATGGAGGGCGGGCATAATGGCGTTGACCAACGTAAATGAGGCCACAGAACGCATTGCATCACGCAATCCATCGGTAGCCGGTTTCAGCCTGATGGAAGGCGGCCGCGCCACAATGAAGCTCATCATTGATGAGCCTCGAATGGAAGAAGCTTGCAAGGAAATTCTTGGATATGCGGAGTCCGGTTTAGAAAGAATAGTACGAACATTACCAGTTGCTCATCCTCAATTCCCGTGGCTATACGCCGAACGAATTTCATCAATTGAAGGATTGGAATTTTTCGCCAAATACGATTCAAATGCCAATTTAGGCGATACATTTGTGCAAGTGCCAATGTTGGAAAATTACGCTCGATACAACAAATATGAATTAACAATTGAATTTACTCCAAGACCATATGCGTTACAACTTGATATAAGCTTAGGTCGAAATAAAATTGATTGGCGTGACGAAAATAATGTTGCTCAAAGTAATTTTTATTATCCCGAATGGGCAAGATTTTTTGAAGTATTGTACAAACCATCGGCAGAATATTTAACCGCAGTAGGCGGCCAATTAATTTGGAAAATGGACGCCAACAATGCCTTGGACATGCAAAATAAAACGGTAGCGGGTGGACAAATTCGATCATTGATACAATCAACGGCGCTTGAAATGAAATGGTATTGTGTGCCATATTCTTACGTCACTAGCACTAATTCACACATTAATAAATGTTTAGGTCACGTTAACTACGACACGTTTTATGGGCATAAAGGCGGAAAATTGTTATTGGTTGGAGCGGAAGTTACGCGTGTTTATTCTCCGCCATTTCCAAAATTCACGGCATGGAATGGTGGAGCGGGCGGGTTGCCTTCACAAAACAAATTATGCGACATTACATTTCATGTTTTGTTGAAAGATATTGAGCCTAAAAACGCGTACACTGTGACAATGGACAACAACATGGCCAACGGTCATAACCTTGTTTTGGCTGGATTCGACAACAATCATTATTACGTGGAAAATTCAAATAGCGGCAAGCCATTGTATCCATCGTATCCGTTCCAATTGCTGTTCACAAATCCGGACTAATCATGAAAATTGTTAGCGGCGATCCTCGATTGATTGTGGATGAAACGCCAGGCGGCGGGTATTCAATTCGTTTTCTAAGCGACGAATACATTACCGCAAAAATAACCGGCAACTTTACAATATCATCGACCAAATTTTATACGTGGGTTGAAGTTCGTCCGCTTAAAAACGGCAATGGATTTGAGGTTCCGACTGGCGCAAAAGCTGGAACAAGTACCGACAATTACGCAATTGAGATGAATAAATCGGCTACTGTACCGACAGATACGTTTGTTCGATTGAGGCCGCGTGGCATAGCTGACACGTCGCTCTTGTCTGGTTCTGGTTGCGTGGTTAATCTTTGGGAATTTATTTATGATAGTAGTGGAGGAAGTGGCGCAGTAAGTAGCGTGCAATGTGTTGGAAACATTCTTTATGTGACGTACGGATAGCATATGCCGACAACAGTTCCGTACACATGTTATAATTTTCCCGGTTCTCAAGGAGAAACGGCATTACCCCGCCCTTGGCCTTGTTGTGGCTGGGCATCTCCTCCAGCATCCTTATCGGGTACATATCGTTGCACATCTACCCCGACGTTTTTGTGTGGTGGCGCTCCAACTACTACAACGGCGTTTACATTGCTCCGCAACAATTTGTGCGGGGCGGTATATTTGTACAATGCCGTTGGTATCAACTTTTACATTAACATTACGCTATCACTTTGCACTGAGCCAACAGGTGCGATAGTTGGAAGCATTGGCAGCCCTGGACCGGGAATATGGACGCCGGACGCTACTGGCAATGGGTGCTCGTTTGTTAGTGGCGTATACAATTTTGTTCTAGGTGGTACGCTTCAAAATGGTGGTCAAGTCTTAAGAATTGATTTTAACGCGGTGACAATGTGAATGGATTTACGGCCGATGTTATTAGCCCGGCAGATTGTTATCGTCAGGTAACGGCTGGTAGTGCGTTTCCTTCGGTATCTATGCACGTTCTGATCCAAAGTCGAGAGGCAACAATGCCCGTCGATGATCAGGCGGCATACTGTGGCAACGTGATGATTCCTAAGTATTCTACGGCCGCAGATTCTATGGATGCAGTTTCTTACGGATTGGATAATGACGGGATATCTATTTCTTCCTCGTTGAAATTTGACCTAGCCGACGTGTCGGCATGGGATCAAGTCATTATCACTCCATACCCTGGTCAGCCTGCATATACTGTAAAACTTTATGGACCACGGTTTAAATCGCCATCAACATACATTCGACTAACAAAACGCAATCAAGTCGCAGCGCCATTTGAAAACCTTAGTTCTGTGAATTGGGTAGATGCCACAGATACAACGTGGGGGCAAGACTGGCTCGGAAATCTTATGCCTGGCGGATGGTGTTATGTTAATCGTGGCATGTCAGAACCAATGAACGGGACGACATATTGGGAAGATGCGCGCAAAAGTAGTGAACCGCTTAATACAATTGATAGGACTAGCGAAACAACAATACATCAAAACTGGATGCCGTTCTGCACGCCAATAACCGCATACAATTCGTCTGAATCATCTTTGGGCACATTTGATGGTCTTGCATTTATGATATTTTGGAATTTAGCTGCAGTCAAAAATCCATTAGCTCCTCCAGACGATGCCGTCTATCAGGGAGCTCCTCCGATTCCAAAGTTAAGCCCATTTAAACAACTACTTAGCTTTGAGGTTTGGATTTACTTGACCGCAAATCCAACAACTGCCGGATCGTTCAAATCTCCACGTATTGCCCGTGTGCGGTACTGGACCTACACACGAACACAAGGAGACGGCAATTCGCCGTTTGATCCATATTTGTTTTTCAACGCCTCAGTTGGACCTACGGCATCACTAATGATTCCGATCACATTTCAACTACTTGACAACGTCAACAACCCTACGCATCTTTCAAGTAAATTACAGTATATTGCTTTATCAGGCCTTAAATTTGCCGTAGGTGCTTAATGCCAACCATGATCGCCTCCAAGGGCACATTTGTTCTCAATGGTCAAGACGTTCAATTACTAAAACGTTTCATGGTAGCCAAAGATATATGCGCAATTGCTCCGGCGTACAGCACTCCAGTTACGTTTGATTGTTCGCTCGCTTGTACGGCAATTGGTTGGCCGATGCAAATGGGCGTTTTGACAATGAATTTTTATACTGACGATACTTCATGTCCTTCTGCGGGCGTTCATTCTTCGCTATATATTCCGGCGCAACTTGCCCTACCACTTGCCTGCATTCCTGGCAATCCATCGCCGGAAGGAGTGTGGCAAGGTCAGGCGTTTTTCTCATCGGTATTAATTGCCGGACCGCCTCAATATGGTATGTCGTTTCGTTTTCAAGCCGTTATGACTGTCGAATTAGATGCTAGCGTTACTGTAGCTGTAACAATGCAACGACTTGTACCCAACGCTGAATTTAGTCCCCCTCCGTCAGACGGATCAAACGTCTACGTCACCTGCGCAACGTGGTCGCAAAACCTAGTGCGGTATTTGGCACCGGGAGCGGATCCGCTAGCGCGTAACATCAATTGGATAATGACAAATTCGTCGGCGGTCGCAGTTATTCCAAGTGGCACGTATTGCGAAACAGATATTCATTCAGCGACCATGAGCGTCATTTTGATGCCGTTTAAGTTGGGTTGTAATGGTATGGCTGACAACGTGACGCCAGCCGACTGTTCGTTAGATACTGGATACCGAACGTACTCTTGCATGGCCTTACTGGTTGAACCGATTACGGCAAACGCATGGCCTGCCCAATGGATTCAAATGGGCACAAACAAGCCCTTAGACTATCGATGTTTCAACGGCACCAATTCTCGAACAGTTTCGCCAGTTGCGGCCGCAAGTTTGACTCCGTCGCCATCGTATCCGCCAATAGCGGATTTATTAAACTGCGGATGTTCCGGAGAAGATCCTGTTAATGGCGACAAACAGCAAATACAATTTGGAACAGCGGCTGGATATGAAGTGGTATTAAAATCGGTAGACAAGGGCGATCCTTGTCTTGCCATTAGAGTTTCGGGCGCTGGCAATCCGTGGACCGTTGACACGTCTTACAACGTGGATGCAACAATACTTGCCGATACCGGGCACTACGTTAGGCGCGCAAGTTTCCCGTCTGTTTCTGGCGCTCCAAAAGTTGTCGTATATGGAATGCAATTTCCTAACGGAGTTTTAGCCGATTGTGTGCCAATCCCGTCAGAAGGCGCTCCACCAATTCAATTGGCAATTCAATCCGAATCTCCTCCAGCCACAAAAGAACGAACAGTCGCAAAAGCAATGATAGAAAAAATGAGGCTTGTTCAAGTCAAGCCTTGCATTTATTTAGGGGAAGCACTTGAAACCCAAGCGTCTTGCGGATGCGGTGGAGGGGGCGTTTTGCGTAAATGTTTTATTCATAATAAATGTAGAGTGGGCGGCAATACCGTAGAAATGAATTGTTGGCGTTGCGATGATTATTCTGAACAATAGACAACTATCTGGAGTATTTACCTTGCGTGACATAACTAGAGGATTTTGGGACGCAAGAAATATTCCTAGCGATATTTTTGACCATATTGACACAATTTACGCGTTCGCCAAAGGCAAAAAGCACATAACAGAATTTGGATTTAGACAAGGCATTTCGACGTGGGGATTATTGGCGGCTAGACCAGAACGGCTTGTGTGCTATGACATTTTGCCGGTCGATACGCTTGAACATTCATACGCCGCCGAAACAGAAAAAATATCATTCACGTTCTGGCGCGCTGACGTGCTGGAATGCCCGATAGAACGCACAGATCTTATCATGATCGATACCTGGCATTCATACGCCCAATTGAGCGCCGAACTGGCCATGCACGCGCCAAACGTCAATCCCGATGGCTATATCATCATGCACGATACCGAAACCTATGGCATGGTCGATGAACCACGTTATCCGCATGCGTCAGACAAGGCGATTCAGCAACCTAACAAAACTGGATTAAAACAAGCGATCGTTGATTTTTTGCAAAATGAAAGAAAAACATGGTCAATTTCCTTACAGGTTCCGCATTGTAATGGCCTAACGATATTGAAAAAAGCATCCGTGGTACAATAAAATGATGAATCAAATAGGAGAATACCATGGATCCAAACTGGATACAGACGGTTGGATTGCCTACCGCAAGCCTAGTCGCTATCGGATACGGCTTTTGGACCGCGTCGCAATGGATAGCTATGCACCTTGTTTTGCCGTTACGTGATCGACATTTTGAATTCTTGGATTCAATGTCAAAAACACTGAAAACCATAGCCGACACGCAAGAGGCGATGGCCGCTGAAATTGGCGCGATAGCGCGCGCCACATTGCCGAAAGATCCGCCGTCCAGAGCATGAGGTAATTATGACTGAGGCATGGTGGAAAACAGATCGTACCGATACTCATTGCCTCCGGATGAATATTGAGCACGGTAAAATAACAGACGGTCAAGCACGCAGAGTATTATTGTTATCCGATATCCATTGGGATTCGTCACATTGTTTGCGTTCGCAATTGAAAAAAGTATTGGATGAGGCGCTGGCTAGCCAATCGCCTGTTTGCTTATTTGGCGACATTTTTGACGCAATGCAGGGCAAATGGGATCCGCGCGCGTCATCCGATACGTTGCGAGAAGAACATCGAGGCGGCAACTACCTTGACCTACTGGTCAATACTGCGATCGAATGGTTCAAGCCATACGTCTCAATTCTTGCGATTATGTCATACGGCAATCACGAAACCAGCGTTAAGAAACGGCATGAAGTTGACCTATTGCAACGATTAGTGGGCGGCTTGCGTTCAGCCGGATCAAATGTCGAATGCGGTCCATATTGGGGATATGTCCTATTCCGCCATCGGTTTTGCGGTAACGATAAAAAAATGGCGCTGACTCGATTACATTACCATCATGGATATGGAGGCGGTGGAGAGGTCACACGCGGGCTAATTGACCATTCCCGCACGCGCGGTATGTATCAAGCCGATGTTTATGTTAGCGGGCATATTCATCGACATAATTCAGATTCAAACGTCATCCATCGATTAACCGAACACGGCAAAGTCGAACAAGCGCACCAGCTATTTTTGCGTTGTTCGGCGTGGAAAGACGAATCAGGCGATGGATGGCATGTTGAGAAAGGCCGCGCGGCAAGGCCTGCTGGCGGTTGGTGGCTGGAATTTCAAGCCACAAAAACAAAAATGGACAAAAACAACTATAACGTAAATATGCGGGCAACAAGTACCTAGGAGTCTTTTATGCTATTTATTTTGTTATCGTTGTTGGTCCAATCGCCCAAAGTCGAGCTACCAGAAAAGCTTAACGCAAAGCCTGGTAGGCTGATTCAAATTACCGCCAAGACTGAACAGAAGGCGGTAAAATGGTTTTTGGCGTCTTCCGATGCGGATCTGATCGTGATGGAATCGACAAAAACCGCAATTTTTTCGGCGATGATTCCCGGCGATTATCGACTCATCGCATATACCGCCGCTAGCGACGTTCCTTCTGATCCGTCAATTTGCATCGTGACCGTTGGCAACATTGCGCCAATACCGCCAAACGATCCGCTGGCGGTTGCGCTAGCAAACATATGGGGCGCACTTCAAGAGCCTGATTCCAAGACCAGCAAGGCCGCTTTGATCGCAACCTATCGAGATGGTGCCGCTTTGGTTGATGATCCGAAGATCGTTGATTTTGGGGCATTCCATGCGGCATTGCTGGCCGCTCGACGCAAACGATTGGCCGATGACAAGTTGCTGACGATACGTGAACGAATATCCGCCGAATGGCAGACGTTGGGCGATGCGCCAGAAACCCTACTGACCAGCGAGATACGCGGCAAAATCCGTAACATCATGGCTAGGGTTGTTTTGGCACTAGAGAAATTATCATGAGTTATATTCCCGGTTGGGTTGACGATCCGGAAGCGGTTGGCGAGGTTGCGATGCTGCAACCTATGCCCATTTTTGGCATGACTCCGGCGGGAGGCGTTCCAGAATCCGAATTGCCAGCCGAAGTATTTTTGTGGAAAAACTATGAAAACAAAACCGGCAAGAAATGGCCTAGCCTTAGTCAGGGATCCATTGGATCATGCGTTGGTTTTGGCACGGTTTGCGCGATTGAAGCGACTCTTGCGGCGCAAAGTAATAGGGTTCCGAATTTGGTGCAAGAACAAATATACGGGGGTTCTCGAGTCGAGATTGGCAAAGGCCGCATTAGAAATGGCGATGGATCTGTCGGAGCATGGGCGGCGGAATGCGCGCGACAATATGGAGTAATCAATCGCGGAATTCATGGTAAATATGATCTAAGCGATTATTCTGTCAAGCTTTGCAAGGAATGGGGTAACACCGGCATACCTGATGATCTTGAGCCAAAATGCCGGGAACATCTTGTCGGCGCAATTACGTTAGTTCGAGACTGGGCGTCAGCGCGCAAGGCATTGGCCAGCGGTTATGGTATTGCGATATGCAGTAATCGAGGCTTTAAATCGGCGCGCGACAAAGACGGTTTTGCGGCCGCTAGTGGCGTGTGGAACCATTGCATGGCATTGATCGGGTATCAAACAAAAAGGCCTGGCGGGTTCATTATGAATTCGTGGGGGCCAGATTATAATAGCGGTCCTGTTGGCGCTGGCGATCCACCTAGCGGCGGCTTTTGGGCTGACGATTCAACGATTGACTATATGCTAAGGCAAGGCGATTCTTGGGCGTTTTCCAATGTTTCCGGTTTTCCTTCACGACTCGACTGGAGAATTTGATATGTTGATTCCTTATCCAACAGAGTTTCCGCGAGAGGCATTGACGATTGTGCTGGACCTTGTGCGGGGCCAGCCGCTCGACGTGCCCGCTAGCGCCCATGCGTGTTGGTGCGTTGCTGGCTATGCGCTTAGTCAGACGTTGGGCGGCGGACCGGTCATCTCTGGCACAACAAGCGTATTGGACGATGAAAGCGTCATCAAAATGGCGCTTGATTCGATCGAGCCTGGTCATGTTGCGCAAGGCTTGTTTCCGTGGGGCCTTGTCCTATCAATCGTGCTAAAATTGCTTGTTAATAAATTTGGATCATAACGTGATCAATTGGGGCGCGTTTTTCCTGTCGTCATCGACTCCACGGTCTCCACAATGGGAGACCGTGCGGCGCAGATTTGTTTCCGGGAAAAAATGTGCTGGTTGCGAATCAACGGTATCGCTCGAGGTTCACCATATTGTCCCGTTCGACGTGGATCCAAGTCTTGAACTCGAGCCAAATAACCTGATCTGCCTATGTCGTGAGTGCCATTTTCAGCTAGGTCATCTGCGCAACTGGTCGGCGTACAATCCATCGGTAATCGATGATTCAGCGGTATATTTGCAGCGTTTTCTCGAGTCGAGATTACGACTCAAGCGAAAAACTTGAAACTGTAAACCGCTACCAATTCACGACTTAGAACAATTTTATAAAAATTGGCAAAATACCTCTTGCGTGTTTTGGCGCAATCGTGCATATTGATCCTGTCGCAACGACGCGACACGATGATAAGAAACGACAAGGGAATACGACAATGAGCCGCACAATCACACTGATGGAAGTTAACGAATACCGCGCACTGGTCAACCGATATTGGGAATCAATGGCGGGACAGGACGACAAAACAATTAAGGCGCGCGTACACAAGGCCGAAGTTGCAACGTTTGAATCTACTGGTCATCCACTAATGGGACGCCGCCACAACACGGCGGCTAATCGGTTGCTCTGGGCTCATTGTAGCGCAATTGTTGACGCTGCCGAACAACGCGGCGTCCGAACCTAACCCACTGATGAGCCCCGGGGCGCCGGGGCGAAACCCTACGGGGTCTGGGACGCAATTACACGATGATACGATAGGAGATGATGGCCATGGTTACTTTGACAATCGATGACGTATTTTCCGCCGGATCTGTCGAGCTTGCGATTGTTTCGTGGGCGCAAAGTGCCGACGGTGTTAACGCTGGCAACGAACAAAGCGCAGTAGTCGGACTCAATGAAGGCGCGCGTATCTACATTGATAGCGCCGATGGCCGGACGTGCGAACAAATTGGCGCAGAATCAACGGATCAAAATGCACGTATGGACATTGGCGGATCGTACTACACGATCAGCGATTGGAGCGAATATTCAGTCGTCGAGCTCGAAGTACCGACAATCGATGAGGCATTGGAGCGGCCAGACCTTGCCCGTAAAATGGCGCGCGCGGCAAAAGCCTGGCATTTTGCTGAAAGCGATTTATCTGGTTGGGCTGAACTTATTGAAGAGCTCGACGAAATTGAAGGTGCCGCAACAACTCTAAAAGGCTATGGCGATATGTACACTGGCGGTTGCATCGCCGACGCAGCGCATGAATGGCTCGATGCGGGCATCGAGGATGATGGATCGATCGGATCATGGTGCGATATCGGGTGTTGGAATGCTTCTACGGCGGCGGCGTGGATTGCCGCTGGCCTAACTCCAAATGACGTTGAATCGGCCGCTAAATCCATGCAGGAGGAAACCAGCGACGACGATATGCACGCTCGATATTCAGGTGGAATTATTTACGCGTGCTGCAATAATGACATTGATTACAAAGACGTAATTAAAATGCACAATAATCTCATGGCCGAATAATCCCGATCACGGATGGCGGGGTCGTCCCAATACCAACGAGCGTCGTGATCAAAGAGAACCATCACGACGCATTCAGCGGCGGCGGGGAATGTGAGTATCGACTTCTTTGTACGGTCCCGCCATCCGCGTTTCTGACCGTCTCCACCACTGCACTCCAATCGAGTGCAGGACTGGAGCCGATCACAATGACCGGCTCAACGACGATAGGAGATGATTATGCCGATACCCGTTACTCTGGCCGACTTGCGCGCCGATGCGCAAATGCAGATCCAGCAGAAACTAGCCGAAGTTTCGCAATCCGCGCGTAGCCTGGCTGACCTTACAAGAGGTCAATACCTCGAATCCGATGGCGCGTTAATGTACGCGCTCAACACAATTCAGAGAGAACTATCGGACGCAGTTGCGGCCGCACGGATTCTAGCTTTTCTACGGTATTGCCGGGAGGAATCCAACAATGATAATCAGGAGTAATAAACGCGAATGGAACACGGTATCCAGCGCACCGGCAAAGATTGACATATCGCACGGCCAAGAGCCGAAAAGTTTTTCTGGTCGATCAACGCACCATGTTCAGATCAAAATGCACAACGGTTTTGCCCAACAGCGCATTATGCAAGTAAATGAGGATTGCTGTTATTTCAGCGATCCAGTTGAGATCGATATTGAAATGTTTGAATCGATGTTTGACCTTATTCGATGCGTTAAGAGAAGGAGTTCGGATAATGCAGAATAATCCAGCCAGCGAGTTCAACCCGCGCGATCTTGACCACGAAATACGCGCCGACGATTGCCGACAAACGCGCAAATTGATAAGCGCACAAAAAGACCTGCAAGACGCATTGGCGGCATACATTGACGCCGAAACCAAACAGCAATACGTATGGATGCGGGAACGATCCACGATGCGCAACTCTCATCCGGAGTGCCGTGCAAAATGCCCGTTAGAAAATGAATTGCGTGGCAGTACTCGCAATGATTGTTTATCGTGCGTTGGTTGCCGCAACCGTGCTAGCAATTTTCGCAATGCCCGGTGCCAAGACTTTGACGAAGCTTTACGCGTTGTGGCGGAAATGCGGGCAATGATCGACCTCGACGGCGAAGCATTGCGAATTTGGGTTGCATTAAATGGCAACAATCAGCCGAAAACAAAACCAGCGGATCACGACATTAGACTGGATCCGCCAGTACCTACATTCATGGAGTGATCGGTTATGTTGCGTATAATTATTGTTGGGGCATGTTTAATGACTGGATGCCAGGCTACGCGGGTAGCCGTCACAATTGCGGCTCCAATGAGCCGTCCAACCGATGGTCAGATTAATTTGACCATCACACGATGAGAGGACATGACATGACGACGGACATACCATTCCGTCCGGGCTTGAGAGTACATCGCCGAATTGGGGAAAGTTTTGTTATTTTCGTCAAGGGCAAAGAGGATTTTATTACCACGCTAACGCTCAAACATGCGTCCGGCGGAAAGGCCGTGCTCGAGATTAATGAGGGTAATGGACCTGAGATCGAGCATATGCGGATACATGAGGAGATCGTATTTGGCGATGGCGAAGACGAGTGCGTGATTGTCCTAGATAGTGCCGCTGGATCTCATGCCAGTTTTCGGGCGCTGGCTGGACCAGCGGTTAGGATTCGGAGAAATGAGGAAACGAGATGATACCAGGCATAACGAAAGGGAAAGCGGGCAAGCCGCCGCGCGTGCTGATATATGGCACGGAAGGCATTGGTAAAAGCACTTTTGCCGCTAATTGTCCAGAGCCAATATTCATCCCTACGGAGGATGGTATTGGTGAGATTGATTGTGCGCAGTTTCCGCTTGCAACGTCATACGATGACGTTGTTAAAGCACTGAAGCAATTATCCACATTAGATCACGACTACGAAACAGTTGTTATTGATTCGCTCGACTGGCTGGAACGGCTGATTTTCGACAAGGTCTGCACGGAAAACAATGTCGATAACATCGAAAAAGCTGGCGGCGGATATGGTAAAGGTTACATGCTCGCTGTTACGAAATGGCGGGAGTTGTTAACAAATCTTGACGTATTGCGCAACGATCGCAATATGGTCGTAATTTTGCTAGCGCATGCGAAGGTCGAGCGTTTTGAAGATCCGGAGAGTACGCCGTACGATAGGTACGCTCCACGGCTGCACAAACACGCTTGCGGCCTTGTATGTGAATGGACCGATGCGGTACTGTTTGCGACTCGACGTATGCGCGTTGAAGTCGATAACGGGGCCGGTTTTGGCCGCACCAGGGCGATCGCTCGCTCAATTGGTGCGGATGGCGGGGCACGCATTCTCCGAACTGTCGGAGGGCCAGCGTGCCTAGCCAAGAATCGATATGGGGTAACGGTAGATCTACCGTTATCGTGGAATGATTTTTGTAACGCAATCACGAAAGGATAGGCCATGGATCTTTCAGGTTTTAATGCACGCGATATCGAGCCAGCCAAGGGAACCAGCGACGTAATCCCTACCGGGAAATACGACGTAGTCATTAGCAAAACAGAAACGAAACCGACGAAGTCTGGCAATGGCGAATACCTACAATTGGAATTCACGATTATTCAAGGGCCGCACGCCGATCGAAAGGTCTGGAGTCGATTGAACCTCGACAACCCTAACCCGATTGCGGTATCGATCGCTAGGGCTGAATTGTCGGCCATTTGTCGGGCGGTAGGCGTGTTGACGCCATCGGACTCCAGCGAGTTGCAGGATATCCCGCTTAACATCGATATCCGCATCGAGAAACGCGCCGATACCGGCGGCGAAACCAATGTCGTGAAGGGATTTTATCCAGCGGTTCAAGGCCAATCAAATCCGTTGCCTGATGATATTTTTAACGGTCCATTAGTGCACCATCAGAAAATTGAGTTTCCGCCGAAAGCACCAGCGGCACCAACTGCACCAATTAAGGGCAAGTGGGGAAAATAACCATCCGTCTTCCGTTGGCCATGGCATTGGATTGATCGTTTCAATTCAATATTTTAGGTTAACCCTGAACTGTCATCCATGGCCAACGGGTTTTTATTGTGCGGGTACTGGTGGAGACTCAAAACTAATATGAGTCATCGAGGTTCGATTCCTCGAGCTTGCAATGTTTCGATGAGATGAGATGAGAACGAAAGGACTTGATATGAACTATGATCAATTTCTTGAGCGCAAAACTCAAGTCGGATCACTGCACGGTTTTGATCCGGTATGGATGCCAGACAAATTATTTCCGTTTCAAAAAGCACTTGTCGAATGGGCTATCCGCAAGGGCCGCGCGGCTATATTCGCCGATTGTGGCCTAGGCAAGACCGCTATGCAATTGACGTGGGCGGAAAATGTCGCCCGCAAAACTAATGGCCGCGTGCTTATTCTCACGCCGTTGGCCGTGGCATTTCAAACGGTCAGCGAAGGATCAAAATTTGGTATTGATGTCGTGCAGCGTCGCACGGGATTGGCTGCTGGAGATCGAATTGTTGTAGCCAATTATGAACGGCTCCATCATTTCTCGCCGGAGGATTTCCAAGGCGTTGTTTGCGATGAGTCCAGCGTCTTGAAGAACTTCGACGGCGAAACACGAAAAGCCGTTACCGATTTTATGCGCAAGCGACCATACCGTTTATTGTGTACCGCTACCGCCGCGCCGAACGATTACATCGAGCTAGGCACGTCGAGCGAAGCTATCGGCGAAATGGGCGCTCAGGATATGATGAATAAGTTTTTCAAGAAAACGGAATCTACGTCAACCGCTCGACAAGAACATATGGCAGGATTTTTTCGGCTAAGGCCGCACGCCGAACATGACTTCTGGCGTTGGGTATGTTCGTGGGCCAGGGCGATGCGCAAGCCATCCGACCTAGGATTCGATGACCGTGGTTATGACTTGCCAGAGCTCAAAATCAACCAGCATACGGTCAAGGCTAACCGTCCGCGTGATGGTTATTTATTTGACCTACCAGCGGTTGGCCTAGCCGAACAGCGTAGCGATCTCAGACGCACCATTGATGAGCGTTGCCAGACTGTTGCGCAATTGGTCAACGCGCACAATCAGCCATCCCTTGTTTGGTGCAATCTCAATGAGGAAGGCAAGCGCCTAACCAAATTGATTCCCGGTTCAGTTGAGGTATCTGGTTCGGATGACGAATCACATAAAGAAGAAGCGTTTGCGGGATTCATCAAAAAGAGTATTCGGGTATTGATTACAAAACCAACGATCGGCGGCTTTGGCCTTAATTTCCAGCATTGCGCGCATCAAACATTTTTTCCATCGCATAGTTATGAACAGTTTTATCAAGGCATTCGGCGTTGCTGGCGATTCGGCCAACAGAAGCCAGTAGTGGTCGATATGATCACAACAGACGGTCAAGAAAACGTGTTAGCCAGTCTTCAGCGCAAAACTGAAGCGGCGGAAACCATGTTTGCGAACCTGGTCTCGATGATGAGTGACGAGTTGAAGATCAGGAAAAGAAACGATTACACAACGAAAGAAGAGGTTCCGACATGGCTGTAAAGGATCAGGTAATCACGCAGGAATACGCGCTCTATAACGGAGATTGCGTCGAGGTGATGAAAACGCTACCGGATAATTGCGTCGATCTTTCGGTATATTCTCCGCCGTTTTGCGGACTATATAATTATTCCAGCAACGAAAGAGACTTGAGTAATTGTCGCAACTATCAAGACTTTTTTGTCCACTACGGTTATGTGATTGCCGAAGTTGCGCGGCTGACTAAGCCGGGAAGGATATCGGCGGTTCACGTTATGGACGTGCCTGGCAAGGGTAATGGCGATACCGCAAAAATGGGTTGCGGGGCCAACGTCGGTACTGGACTAATTGATTTTCCCGGCGACGTGATACGCGCCCATGAGGTTCATGGATTTATATTTTGCGGGCGTCGAGCTATTTGGAAAGAGCCATTGGGCGTCCGCAATCGCACCATGGCGAAGGGGCTGGCGCATAAACAGATCGTCGAGGATTCGACGTTATGTGATGTTGCCAGCGCCGACTATTTGTTGATGTTTCGCAAAACCGGCGAGAATGCGATACCAGTAGATCATCCTACCGGACTACAATCATACGCCGGTGAACGTACCATTCCTGCCGATCTCCAGCGGTATAAGAACCACAAGGGCAAACAAACGGAGAATCGGTATTCACATTGGATCTGGCGTCAATATGCCTCGAGCGTGTGGGACGATATTCGTATTGGCCGTGTGCTACCGTATCGTGAAAGTCGGGAGCCAGAGGATGAACGCCACGTACACCCGCTCCAATTAGACGTTATTGAGCGCGCGGTAACACTATGGAGCAATCCCGGTGAGACTGTTCTGAGTCCGTTTTTGGGCGTTGGTAGCGAGATTTTCGGCGCAGTATCCAACGGCCGACGCGGTATTGGTATGGAGCTCAAGAGCTCATATTTTGCGCAAGCGGTCAAGAACTTGGAACAGGTCAGCCGCGCGGTTGAGAATGAGGATTTGTTCGCTCATGCAATCTCGGAAGAATAGTCTTATTGAATCCGCCACCAATATCTTGATCGGGTATTGGTGCGCGGTTCTCACGCAATTAATCGTTTTCCCTATAATGGGAGTTGATGTTTCGCTGGACAAAAACCTGATGATCGGATTGGTTTTTACGCTGATCTCATTATTACGTAGCTATGTGATCAGACGTGTTTTTAATCGCTTTGGATGACATGACATGACCGACGATCAGATACGAATAACCTGCAAAGCCGCGCTAATCTATCGCCCAAAACACGAAGCGCCAGAAGATTGGGTGCAAATTGTTTTGCTCAATATTATCAAACGCATTCACAAATATGATCCGGAAATTGCAGCGTATTCGACGTGGGCATACCACATAGTTCGGCGCTTAAAATTCCATCATATCAGAATGCGCAAGCTTAAATACATTGTCACAGTGACGAGTAAGCTGAATGAAAACCACAAGATTGATGAGGATGAAAACAGCATCAATGGCGTGGTATCTGATGTTCGGCGCGCTGTTAACAAATTACCAAAGGATTGGCGATTTATTGTCAATGCCACGCTCGATGGTTATCAACCAAAAGAGATTGGCGCGGATCACGGCATGAGCCGTCAGAACGTCGAGGTGAAGTTGCGTCGGGCATACCAGATGTTGCGGGAACATCTGTTTGATTATTCTGAAATGATGATAAGAGGATGACATGGAACTTAGACCGTATCAGCGGGCAGCATGCGACAGCGTGCATCAATTTTTTATTGACCATGGAGCGGATGTTAACCCTTGCGTGGTCATCCCTACCGGCGGCGGTAAAACGCCGGTTATGGCGATGTTGTGCGCAGAACTCATAGCCGATGGCGCGCGTGTGCTGGTCATGGCGCACGTTCGGGAGTTGGTGCAGCAAACCTACAATCGACTCGTATCGACTATGCCAGAACTTCCGATCGGCATATATTCGGCGGGGCTGAAACGTCGTGATGTTAACAACCAAATCATCGTTGGTAACGTGCAATCAATTGCAAAAAAGATCGATCAGTTCGGGCTAATTGACTACATATTTGTTGACGAAGCGCACCTAATCCCGCACGGTCAAGATGGTCAGTACAATATGATCATCGAGGCTATGCGTCAATCCAATCCATCGCTACGGGTTGTCGGATTCACGGCAACACCATATCGGCTTAAGGGCGGGGTAATATGTGCCAGTGATCACATTTTAAACAAGGTCAGTTATGAAATTGGCGTATCTGATCTGATTCATCAGGAATATTTATGCAAGCCGATTAGCAAGCATTCGGCTAATACTCCAGATCTACGCGGCATTAAAACAATTAGGGGAGATTTTGCGGAAGCGGAACTGGCCGAACGCATGATGGAAAACAATCTGGTAATGCTGGCATGCCTTGAGATCTTATCTAAAACTCAAGATCGCAATCATGTTTTGCTGTTTGCCATCACGCTGGCGCATATGAAATGTGTGGCAGAAACTCTTAGATCAATGGACCTTAAAGCGACGATCGCAACTGTTGATGGCACTACGCCATCGGCGGAGAGATCATCGATTCTAGAGGCCTTCAAGGCGGGCAAAATTAAGTATCTGGTCAATGTCGGCGTGCTGACGACTGGATTTGATGCGACGATGATTGATTGCGTGGTGTTGTTGCGTCCAACTCAATCCCCTGGCCTTTATTACCAAATGGTTGGCCGTGGTTTCCGATTGCATGCGAACAAGGCTGATTTTCTTGTGCTCGATTTTGGCGGTAACATTCGGCGCCATGGACCGATTGACCAGATTCAAATTAAGCCACAGAAGGAAGGCAAGGGCGGGCCGCTAACAAGGTCATGCCCGAATTGCCAATGCGAAGTTTCGATCACTCAACGGGTATGCCCACATTGCGAATACGAATGGCCAGCGAAGGAAGGTAAACTTCACGACGCAATCGCCGAAGACGAGGTCGATATTTTAGGCAAGTATGTCAAAAAGAACGCGGATTATGATGCTGAATATAAGGTAAAGAAAATGACATACGATATTTATCGTAAGGATCATCCCGGCGGGATATTCAACGGTCGCCAGATCGCACCATACCGACAAGAAAAGCTTAGGATTAATTATCACACGACATGCGGCAAAACTGTTCGGGAATGGCGCACGCTCCACCAGTTAAAATCGTGGTGGAAACGACGAACAAATTCTGATTTTCCTGACAATATTCAAAATGCGTGGGAAGAATTACATTATCTCAATGATTCTGAATTGTCTGAAGAATATCAAAATGACGAAATATATTTTTACGATACCGATGCCATTCGAGTTAAAACAACAATGGGCAGATGGCCAGAAGTTGTAGATTCAGCAATTGGCGTTGATATTATTTTTCTTACTAACCGTTATATGTCACAGGATTGACTGACGACACGAAAGGAATTCGACAATGATGCTGGAAGCCGCACTCCGATACGCCGGTCATGGATACCCTGTTTTTCAATGTGCTCCCAACGGCAAAACCCCGCTAGGCGGTAACGGTCATCTCGACGCGACAACCGATCTTGACCTGATAACGGAATGGTGGACCGCAACGCCAAACGCAAACATCGGCATATCGACAACCGGATTGCTGGTCGTTGATATCGATGGAGAAGACAATCCGTGGCCGGGGTATGGTTGCGATGATCTTGGAGTAGGCGCGGCCGCAAGAACGCCAAATAATGGACGGCATTTTTGGTTCCGCCAGCCCACTGGAGCCGCGTGGCGATCAACCGCCAGCATGCTTGCACCTCGAGTCGATACCAGGGCCAACGGCGGGTACATTGTTGTTGCGCCATCAAGATTGTCAACCGGGGTATATTCGTGGGTTGATGACGCAAGCCTATTTGATATGGATTCGTTGCCATTGCCGCCGCAATGGCTCATCACGGCGTTATCTCCCGTCAATCGGCAAGTCGTGCCATCGACGCCGGACGGCAACGTCATCATTCAAGGATCACGCAATACCGCACTCGCTCGGATGGCTGGAGTCATGCGCCGCGCGGGCATGACGCAAGCCGGTATCGAGGCCGCGTTGATGGCGGAAAATCAACGCTGTTCGCCACCACTACCACGGGATGAGGTCGTCCGGATCTGCACCAGTATCAGCCGCTACAACCCTGACGATATTGCGGTTGCCATTGTTGAGGATCATTTTAATCAAGACGGCATTGAGATCGAGGACCAGTTCGCTGTTGAAGATCCGGGGCCATGCCCTGAACACCTATTGTCGATTCCCGGTTTTGTGGATCGTGTCATGACCCACACAATCGCAACAGCACATTATCCGAATCGAGCCCTAGCATTCGGCGGAGCCATCGCCATTCAAGCATTGCTTGCTGGCCGCAAGGTTTGCGATCCATACGGAACACGCGTCAATCTATACGTTGTCGCGCTGGCCAATTCCGGAGTAGGCAAGGACCATCCGCGCAAGATCAATCGGCAAATTATGTCGAAAATTGGTGAAGGCAAATGGGTTGCTGACCTGATCGCATCGATGGAAGGACTCGAGGATCGCCTACACGCCCAACCATCCATGCTGTTTCAAACGGACGAATTCGACCATTTCCTTTTGCAAATATCAAAAGGTAAGGAAATTCGATACGAACAAATCATGGCAAGCCTGATGAGGTTCTTTACCACGGCAAGCAGTACCTATTCCATGCGGGCAAAAGTAGGCATGGATTCGCTCGAGATTGTCCACCCGAATTTGTGTTTGTTCGCAACGGCTATCCCGAAGAACTTCTACGAATCGCTCAACGCCAAAGTTATGTCCAATGGCGGGCTATCTAGAATGTTGATTCTTGAGGCCGGAAATAGGGGCCAGCGGGGTTCAGGTCGTCATGTTGATATCCCAATCGAAATAATCGAAACCGCCGCGTATTGGAAGGCTTTAGGAGGAACGCAAGGCAACCTAGCTAACGAGTTTCCCGTCCCGCTGGTAGTCTCGATCACGCCGGAAGCAACCGACATAATTAACCAATCTCGAGACTACGCCGACGAACAATATCAAATAGCCGAATCCGCTCAAGACGATACCCGTATGAGTATATGGTCTCGAGTCGGCGAGAAGGTTCACAAATTAGCATTACTGCACGCATGTTCAGCGGATTATCGCAACCCAATTATTGATGTTGCCGCCGCAACATGGTCCACACAATTTGCCGATTACCAAACGCGCAAAATGTTATCCAGCCTATCGAAACATATGGTCGATGGTGAACATGGCCAGCGGTGCAAAAAGGCCATCGAGATTTTGTTGTCGTGGCAATCCGAACATGGCGATACATTTATGCCGCGTCACGCATTCCTTCGCAAAATGGGCACGTTCAAGCCTAAAGAAATTGAAGATGTTCTAGGCACATTGAAGAGCCAGCACAAAATAGAAGACATGCGCAAAGAGGCGGGGCCACGGGGCGGACGTGGTTTTCGTGGTCTGCGTATCACTCCGCGCCTAACGTCAACCACAACCGCCGTCGAGCCAGCAACGAACGAAAATCAGTAGTCGCCGGTTATGGCTTCTGCAAGAACTGGTTTTGACTCGCCATAAGTCGTTACACAGTAACTAATTACAGTTCTTGCAGTTTTTACCCCCCCCCCCTCACGCACCCAAACGCACCTACCCGGTTATAACCGGGTTCTTGCATAGTTCTTGCATGCACAAAACCCTTATAAAACAAGCGCTTTCCAGTTCTTGCAGTTTTTGCAGGGGGGGGCTCATGAAAATTTTACCCCCCCCCTCCCTACTACTACTACTATTACTACTATAAAGCCTTATATTATAAGGACTTAAGCGTCCTGCAAGAACTCTGCAATAACCCCGCAAGAACCGCCATAACCTAAAATCTAACTATATTTTAAGTTTCTATGTTTGAATAACTGTTGTTCTTATGAATGTTTACAGAATGGTGCATAGAATCGACGATCGGTGTTTATTGCGTGTTTGGTCGATCAAATGTGAGTTCGTTGGTTTTAGGCTATGTTTTGTAAAAGTAAATAGACTTGCAACGTGATGAACTGGAGGCATATTGTTTGTGTGCGGGCATTCCGCAACATGATGAAATGATCAGGAGATGATGATGGCTGGCAAAATGATTCGTGAGATAAGGCCGCTGACCGCCACCGAACAGCGCATGGTCGAGGAGAACATAGGATTGGTTAGTGGATTCATCAAACGGTATTTCCCCAAAGGGGAACGCGATTTTGACGGTTACAAACAAGAGCTCATGATCGGACTTATGATCGCCGCCCAAACCTACGATCCGGCGAAAGGCGCGGCATTTTCCACTCATGCAAGCTGGCGTTTCATGCACCAGCGATCCGAATGGCTACGTAAAAAGCGCAATATCACTACGTTTACTGACTTGCAAACAGAAAAGCGATATGCCGAAAACAATGACGATGGCATTGAAAGCATTATGGTTGCCCCGCCGAATTCTAATTCTGTGGTTGAGGACTTCTGGAATTTCGCTCACGAAAATTTGACTACGGCCGAACTCGATGACTTCCTCGAATTTCGGAATAACGAACGATACAATAAACGAACAAGCCATGGCAGATCAGTAGGGTATAGTAGACGTATGGTCTCAATCGAGCGGATCAGGAATGAATTTGCGATGGAGTAAACCATGGCACGTAAAGAGCCACCAGGCAAAACCATCGAACAAATCATGGACGAGGTCACGCAAACAGAATTGACCTCGTCTAGCCTTGCGCGTATCGGGAATATAATCAAGGGAAATAACTATCCAGACTTGATCGATATTGAAACCCTACTCGATGACCTGAAGGCATTACGCTATCGGTTCACTGTCAACCACATGACTCAGCAGATAACAAATTTGGTTAACCGGGAAAAGAACACAACCCTAGAATCGATTGGCGATTTGAGGCACGCGGGAAAGACTTTGGTTTGGGTGTTGAATCGGCTTAAAGAACATCGAGCGTTTGAAGAAGAGGAAGGCGAGGATGACGCATGACAAAAAAGGAAATGATTGTCGCGTGCATTGATGCCCGATTCGAGGGGAAAACATTACCAGATAAGGCAGTCGATTGGCTTATTGTCGAACTATGCGCGGCACGACAAGCCATTCACGATAACTGTACAGTTGTTTACAATGGTAAGGAAATGATCCAAGATTGGGCGAAACAAGTCTTAGGCTAATGGTGACGAAATGAATCCAATCGAACCATCACATTATTTGGCCAAAGACGATTCCCGAATCGAATGTTGCGACGCTCAACGCGCCATGTTAGGAATCGACGGATACAAGGCATACCTTGCCGGTATGGTCATCAAATACACGTGGAGGTATGAACAGAAAAACGGCGTCGAGGATTTGCGCAAGGCGAGAAAATGCCTTGATATGCTTATTGGCGAACTTAATACAGGAGACGATAATGGATGATAATAACGAATGGCTTGAACCAGAACACAACCCAATTTTGCGGTTCATATCGTTCATCGGATTGGGCATATTTGTAGGATACGTTATCGGATGGTCAATCTACTGGACCGTCTGGCTTATACGCGAGGTCTTAGGATGAGATTCGCTCTTGCAATGGCTTGCCTAACATTAACATCAATCGCCCAGGCACAAGGCCTATCCGCTCAGGCCAGCGCCCAATCATCCGCCCAATGCGGACGTATGGCGCACCGTGGCGGATCATATCGATATGAAGGCGTTGGGTTCTCAACAGCCAGCGCGCAAGCCGCCATCAGGAATTGCTGTTATTATGGTCAAAGAACGCCAGTCGAGATCGGCGTTAGCCGTGGGCGCAATGGTTGGTATGCTTGTGTCAGATATCGTTAATGATGAGGTGCCATCATGGAATACGATCGCATTGACGAGATTCGTGAATACAGTAAATGTCTGGACAAAGAAACCAAAGCGATCATCAAGGAATTGACCGACGATATCGAACGTCTCATGGAGCTTAACCGCGTACTACTAGGGCTCTAGATGATCACGTTCAACCTGCCAATCCCGCCATCCGTCAACAAGATATGGCGACGTTCTAAAAATGGCATGTTCAAAAGCGCCAACTATCAAAAATGGATTCTTCTGGCTCGAGTATCACTCAGCCAGATTGAATCCGAAGTCGTCTGGCCACAAGTCAATATCACAATCACAATCAACGGCGGAAAAGGATGGCGATCCAATCGTGATATCGACAACGTGCCAAAAGGAATTCTCGACTCGCTGGTACTTGAAGGAATCATACCCGACGATAATTGCGATATCGTCCGTAAAATGACAGTCGAGTACTTGCATCCAAAAGCACCAAAAGACGACGCATACGTCAATGTGCAGATTCGACAATATGAGAGCGCCTAAACTTGATAACTATATTTCGGTAACGGAATTGACCAAACGGTTCGATTCCCTACGGTCATCAATCACAATGAGCATCGACATATACCACGCCATTTGTGTTATCATTGCGCCAGAGATATACGCCAGCAAGGATTACGACAAGCCGACTCAAGCCGAACCGGGATCCGATGCGAAGATACGTATAATGATTGATAGGGTTCGACGCGGACTCAACCCGACTTCACCAGGAGATCGGAAGAAACAAGTTGCGCGCGATAACATAAAAACAGAACACAGAATCCATCTCAGACTCAATGACATTGATTGCGAAGGAGACGAAATTTGACTACAGGTAAAAATAATGGTAAAACACCGGGAAAAGTAAAGTCTAACCGTGGACGTAAACCCGTACTCAGTATGGACATAGTTGCGTCTAATATCGTTTTGTACTCTGGCAATTTGTCGCGGGTTGCGAAGGCTTGCCACGTCGCGCGCAGTTGCGTCCATGACTTTATTAACTTGCATCCGCAACTAAAAAAATTGATTGAAGATGCCCGAGAGTCTATGATCGATGACGCGGTCGATGGATTACATAAAGCCGTCAAAAGCGGTGAGGCATGGGCGATATGTTTTCTTTTGAAATGTCAAGGTAGGGCTCGAGGGTATAGCGAAAAGCACGAACTCACGGTCGAGGCTGTTCGGCGTGAGATAGTCGAGGAAATTGTTGATGCGCCAACCACGGCAACCATTACAAACGTCAGTCAAATTGCATACGGCGCAAGCACAGTTCCATCATTGCCAGGCACGGTATAGGGGATTCGTCGGAGGCCGTGGCGCGGGCAAATCTTGGATCGGCGCATACGACATGATCAAGCGCGCCATGTCGCCAGAAGGCCGTGGTCGTCTTTACCTGGTGGCCGCTCCAACGTACCCGATGTTATCCGACTCATCGATCAGAACGACCGTTGAAATATGCCGCATGTTGGGCGTGTACAATCATGATTCGCTGAAACGTCAACCGCCTTCACTACTTTTGCCGAACAATTCTGAAATTCTATTTCGATCGGCCGACGATCCGGAACGACTACGCGGTCCTAACCTATCCGGCGTCTGGCTCGATGAAGCCTCCCTAATGAGTCATGAGGCTTACACGGTCGCCATCGCCACGTTGCGGGAACGCGGTCAAGCTGGCTGGCTATCCGCCACGTTCACGCCGAAAGGCCTAGGTCATTGGACCTACGATACCTTCGCCACTGGCAAGCCAGATACCGCCCTGATTCGAGCGCAAACAAAAGCTAACCCGTTCCTCGACGCGGGATTCATAACCGCTCTGGAGGCCCAATATAGCGACCGTACCGCGTTGCAGGAACTGTCGGGCGAGTTCGTCGATTCGGAGGGCGCAGAATGGCCAGCCGAACATTTTGGGCCGCACATTTGGTGGACCGGTTCATGGCCTCAATTGCAATGCAAGGTTATCGCCGTCGATCCATCAAAAGGCCGGGAAGCGAAGCAAGGCGACTTTAGCTCGATCGTAATGTTAGGCCGCACCATGGATGGCGCGCTTTATGTTGATTCCGATATGGTGCGAGTCAATACCGAAGTTCTAGTCGATATGATTCTTGAAAGACAACGTGAGTTCAACGCTGACCTAGTCGTGATCGAGGCCAACCAGTTTCAGGAACTTATCGCCGTTCAACTTATGGAACGCGCTCGAGGTCGAGGCATGGGCATACCTTGCAGGCCAATCGTTAACGTGGTCAATAAGCTGGTCAGAATCAGGCGACTAGGACCATACTTGTCGCAACGTCTATTTCGTTTTCGGGACACGCCACATAACAAAATTATTGTCGAACAAATGCGAGATTTTCCAACCGCTTCACACGATGACGGGCCGGATGCGCTCGAAATGGCATTACGTTGTATGATAGAATTACACAATGGCCGTCAAGGCAAAATGGTGACGAGGTTAGTGACATGAGCCAACCAACATGGTTTCAAAAGCTTTTCGGCATAAAACCAGCCGATTCCACGCCATCGTTATCGCAACAAAGAATCGAACTTGAAGAACAAATCAAAATCAATCGGCTCAAAAAAGCCGTGAGACTAACAGAATCAAACGCCGATACCGACTATTGGCTTACCGCATATTCTGACCTATTGTCCAGATATAAAGACGGATTCGCCCTGGCATACCCGATCACGCAACCTACCGATCGTCGTTACGGCGGAAACTTTCCGTTTTGGTATTCGGAACAGCAACTAGGCTTAATCCGCGCGCAAGCTCGATTACTTAGCACAATGAATCCAAACGCTCAAGGATTGCTAAACGGGTTGTGCAGTTATGTTATCGGATCAGGCTACAAATACGACGTGGTTGGCAAGCCCAATCGTGAAGTGCCAGACGAGATTTTAGTCAAGGTTCAAGATTGTATCGATAACTTTATTGACCAAAACGCATGGACGGAAATGGAGCAAGAACTGTTTTGGCGATCGCGGGAAGATGGCGAGTTTTTCCTACGATTATTCCCGCAAGAAAACGGCAAGATGATGGTCAGAGTCATCGAGCCGGAACAAGTATTCATGCCAGCAGGCCAACAAATTGCCGACTTTAGTTACGGCATCAAAACAGAATTAGATGACGTTTGTAACATCTTGGCTTATGCAATCTCATACATTGCGCCAATGGGAGAAAAGGGCGATAACCCAATGGCGACTGAAGAGGTTCCGGCCGACGAAATTATTCACGTCAAGGTCAATGTCAAGCGCAATATCAAAAGAGGATTATCAGACTTTTCCTACGATACGCTTGATTCATTTGCCGCCGCTGGCAAGCTACGTGCTAACCTAGGCGATGGAGCCGCCGTTCAAGCCGCGATCGCTGGAGTTCGCCAGCACGACGCGTCGTCGTTTTCTCAAGTTGATTCGTTCGTTGGCGCTCAAACAGACTATGCCCAATACAGCCCCGTAACACAAAGAGCGACGGACTTTCAACAAATTAAAAGCGGCACATTTTTAGATATTCCGAAAGGCATGAACTACGTGCCGCCGCCGGGAGCCGCTGCTTCACAAGGTCATCTTGAGATCATGCAAGCGTTGCTACGTTCCGCTGGCAACCGCCACAACGCGCCAGAATGGCTTGTGTCGAGCGACGCCAGCAACAACAACTATGCCTCAAGCATGACGGCCGAATCGCCCTTCTTGCGCCATTGCAAACGATTGCAAGAACTATACAAACGACCATTTCTAAAGGTCATCAAGGCCGCAATTCAAAACGCCGCCGACGCTGGATTGTTGCCAATCAACATTCTTGATTTTGTGGATATTTCGGCAACCCCGCCAGAACTTGAGGTCCAAGATAAGGCCGGAGTAGCTCAAGCCAATCAGGCATACGTTGCCATGGGCGTTAAGAGCCGACAAACAGTCGCTCAAGAACTCGGTCTCGATTGGGATACCGAAATAACAAACAATCAAGAATACGCCGAACAAATGGGTGGCGGCGCGCCATTGCCAATGCCTGGCGATGGATTGCAACCAGCGCAAGAGCCAGCGCAAGAAGAAGAGGCCATGCAAGTTTCTGGTGAATCGGAAGTCGATGACAAAATATCGAAACTGCGCGGAGAAGGTTATCCGCAAGATCAAGCAATCGCAATCGCTCTTGACATGAAACGGCGTGGCGAAATAACAGAATGAATCATCTATCAAGCGTGATGGCCGCGAAAACTGGTATCCATGCCGTGGATACCGTTATTCGCATCGATCGTCAGGCCGACAAAATCGATCGCCAGACCGAAAAAATCTGGCGCAAAATCCTTGCCATCATATCGTTGTCGCCAATGTCATCCGACATGCAACGACAAATAACATTATTACTTCGTGAGATTCAAGCCGTCGCTATGGCTGGCGTGGCCGATGCGTTACGTGACGCCGTTCAACGGTCACGATTACGAACCGCCGCAACGCTGGCCGATAAGGTGCCGATCGAATACCTATCGTTGGCAATGGCCAGCGAAAAAAACAACGCCATCGCACGTACACGAATTGCCGAAGGTCGTCGAGCAACCCCGGCGGAACGTCGGCGAATCGAGGCGCAATTATTGCCCGATGACGATGAGGAAACTGTTGACCGGATCGTGTATTCGCCATCAGGGCAAACGACATGGCAACAACGAATGGCGCAACAAACGTCGCTGGCGTCGCCGGAATCGGTAGCTCAAGACGTGACTATGGGAATGCTGAGAGGTGAGACGCCAGGTCAATTGGCTCGACGCATGGCCCCAACCGTGCAGAACGTGCGTACAACCGCCCGACGCGTAGCAAGAACAGAATCAACCCGATGTTCAACCGAAGCCAATCTCGAGATCTACGAAAACCTAGGCGATATCATAATTGGCTACCAGATTAACGCCACGATGGATTGGCGAGTCCGTCCGCATCATGCCGCTCGAAATGGCACAATCTATTACCGAAACCCGCGTCCCGGTCAAGAATCAATGCTTAGAATGCCACGTCCGCCAATCGAGGAAGATGGCACGGTAGCGCATAATTGTCGATGCAATCTGTCGCCAGTATTTCAGCCAGCCGAACACATTGAAAATGATCCGGCATTGCGTGCCTTATTCACGGATCGGCAAGGCGACATTATCCCGGATCCGGCGACATATGAGGAATGGTTCGCTCAGGCTCCACCTAGCGAGAGACGTTGGGCTGTTGGCGCGCGTCGATTGCGCGCCGCTCAAGATCGTCTCGAGCCGGGAGAACAATTGAAATGGGCGTCGGTCATTGATCCGCGTACCGGTCAATTGCTGAATCACGATACGATCGCCAATGAGACCTCGAGACGCCGACAAGCGCGGATAGCCGCTGTTGATGAGATCGTGGCCGAGAGGTCCTATCTTGCGCAACAGGTCGCCACATTTGGCTACATACCGCCAGAACAACCGCCGCCAGACGCAATCGTCATCGGTCCAATGCCGCCGATGGCTCCACCTAGCATGCCTCCGGTATCGGTCCAGCCAACATCGTATCCGCGTGCCGATCATCGCATACCAGCGCCGCCAGCGAACACACCTCCGCCAGCAACCCCGACATTGCCGGAACCTAAGGCGAAAATGTGGAGGGCACCAAAAATCCGGATGGCGCAAAAGTTCGTTCAGAAACCAAAACCAAAACCGCAACCAAAGAAAATAACAAAAAAGAAACCGGGCAAAACTATTAAAAAGAAACCAATCAAAAAGCGAAAGAAGTAGTATCCGGTTGACAATAACGAAATCGAGGTTGTATCTTATAAACATGGCCACAAAGTTTTTCGTTACCATTGTTGAAAGTTCCGGATCGTCTAACCGCATGGTTGTCGATCGTGAGAACGGTATCATCCGTGGGGTCAAGGTTTTAGGACTCATCAGCGATAACGGCCGACAGTACTTGCCATCCGCCGTTAAGGCCGCGCAAAAAATGTATGAAGGCGTCAAGGTCAATATCGATCATCCAGCGCACGCCGACGATTCACGAAGTGCTACCGATCGATTTGGCAAGCTAATCAATATTCATTTTGTCGAAGGCGAAGGCCTTTACGGCGATCTTGAATTCTTGACAACTCATCCGATGGCCGCTCGAATCTGCGAAGCCGCCGAACGCATGCCAGACGCTTTCGGCCTATCACATAACGCTCAAGGCGAAGGCGACGAAAAAGACGGTATTTTTGTAGTTTCAAAGATTGTGGAAGTCCGTCATGTTGATGTTGTGGCCGATCCGGCAACAACAAAATCACTAAGCGAAAGCATCAAAAAGGAGCCCGCAATGGAACCTGAGAAGAAGATGGAAGCCGATATGATGGCACCAGAGTCAAAGAAAACCATGGAAGCCGACAACGCTGAGTTCGGCGCAAAAGCCGCTGAAATCATCGGCGGCGAAGGCGATACCTCCAGCAAGGTAAAAGCCCTGGTGGAACTCGTTGACGCCATGTACGGCCAATCTGACGATTCCGAAATTGACGAACAGGAAGAAGTTCCATCCGAAGAACCTTCAGAAGATGACGAAAAAAAGGCCATGGAAGGCGATGGCTATGGAGCGGACGCCAAAAAGAAGGACGAGAAAAACGACAAAAAGTCCATGGAAAGCCGGGCATATGTCGCAAAGCTTGTCCACGAAGCTGGCATCACTCTAACAGAATCGCTTGTTTCTGATTTGGCACTGTTGCCAAAAGAAGCGGCTCAACGACAAGTCCGTAGGATTGCATTGGCTCAAAAGTCAAGCAAGCCAAAATCATCCGGCTACATTGCTCCAATCGCGGAATCAAAGATTCCCGCTGGATCAGATATGTTCGCATGGTTGCGTTCCTAACATAATTATTTAAGGAGTTTTGAAATGGGATCGACTTTTGGCGGATCTAAGTTTGTTCTCCCCGGACCGGTTGTCACAACCGTTCTTAACGTGCCAGCCAGCACAACCATTTCCATCGGCGATCTGTTGTATTGGAATGGTACTGCGGCTGTTCCATTGTCGGCCGCTACCGGTTCTGGTACTGCGCTGATCGATCAGGCCACGATCGCCGCATCATTTGTCGGCGCATCGCAACAAGGTCGTATTTCGGCCCAAACGACAACCGGTTATCCGGACTTTCCAATCACCGGTATCGTGATTGCAACCGACGTAATTTACGAAGCCGATTGCGCCAGCGCAACTTTTGAAGTTGGCGATCTGGTAGGCGTGGTATCTTCAGGTGCGGCAGCCGTTGGCGCTATTAGTGATCAAGCGGTTGTTGCTGTTTCGCAACCTAACCTTGCAATTGGTTATGTTGTTCAAAAATATTCCAGCGCAACAACTACGGTACGCGTTCGGTTGCTAGGCAAAAATCAAATTGCTTTTGCCAATCCAAACGTCCGCGCTTTGGGCCAAGCTCAAATTGTTGGCCCTGGTACTTTGGCCGCTGGTGCCGCAACTACGCTTACCGTTGGATCTGCGACGATCCAAGTCGGCACTCCAACGGCTGGCCGTGATGTGAACTTGCCAGCCGTGGCGTCATCTAAAGGCCTTGTGTTCTACATTGTGAACACTGCGGCCGCTACCCATGCTTTTACGGTGAAGAACGTTGGCGGAACGACCATCGGATCAGTTGCGGCGACCAAAACCGGGATCTTTTTCTGCGACGGCGCGGCATGGTATGCGACAATCGGATCGTAACAACAAAATCACAAGGGGGAATTTGAAATGATTAATGTTATCAAGATGCGCGACTTGTTCGAGTCGCGAGTTAAGCAAAGTAACGGCCGCTGGCGTTTCCTAACAGAAATGCGTCAAGGCCTTGGCTTGTGCGATGCCAACGGTTCAGATCATCGGGACATGGCTGGAAACCGCGTTCTCAAGGATCGCCATTTGCGCGCCGAAAACTTCAGCCTTGCCGAATTGGCTGAGGCTATCGTTGGCCCAACGTGGCGCACCTTGTTCAACCCGGATAGCCGGGAAATGGGACGCTATACCACGGCTCGATCGCTGGTTGAAGCTGGCACCGATAGCCGGTCACTGATCGAATCTGGTATCGGCGTGGATCCTACCGCGTTTTTGAACATCAACACGTTTACCAGCGTTGTTGGCGGATTGGTCGAGGTAAAAATCCTCGAGGCCTTCAAGAATCCAGTTTTCATCGGTGACACGATTTGTCCAGCCGAACCGACAAAACTGAACGGTCAAAAGGTTATTGGCGTGAACCGCATTGGCGACAAGGCCAAAAAGCGTTTGCCAGGTGAATCTCACACGCGCGCTCAATTCAACGAGCGTTATGTGACGACTCCAGAAACCCGCGAAAACGCGTTGGCCGTTGACGTGTACAAAGAGACTGTGTTTTTCGACCTTACCGGCGATATTCTCAATGTCGCGGCTAGCGTGGGCGAAGAACTCGGTTATCGTCGTGAACTGGAGATCCTCGGACTTGTGACCGGCGCTCAGAATAGCTTTAACTATTCTGGCACGGCCTATAACACCTACTCAACCACGTTGAACGCTGTTGGCTACCTGAACGATCTTTCCAATCCTCTTACGGACTGGACCGCTCTTCAGGCCGATATGCTAAGATTTGCGCGTATGCAAGATCCGGGCACTGGCAAGCGTATCCTGATCACTCCGGATACGATTCTGGTGAATCCCGCCAAAATCGCAACCGCAAATTTGATCATCGCCGCTACCAGCACGGAACGCCGAACGGGCGCTGGCGCTTCTCCTGCACAAACAACCAGCAACCCGCTTAACATTAGTGTTACCGGTAGCAACCCTTACTCCGGCCAATTCCAGATCCTTTCCAGCCCATTGCTTGAACAGGTTTGTACTGCGGCCGCAGTTGATGGCGGTTTGGCTCTTAGCCAGGCTAACGCCGACGAATATTGGTGGATGCTCCAATCTGGCAAGTCGTTCCGCTACATGCAGAACTACCCGCTATCGGTTGCTCAAAGCGCACCTAACCAGTATGAAATGCTCGACAAGGGCATTGTCGCCAGCTACTTCGCCAACGAACGCGGTATCCCTAGCGTGTGGAGCCCATGGCACATTGTCCGTAACACCAACTGATTCTTGTAACAAAAATGGAGTGACCTGATGTCAAAATTGAGTGGCATCACGCAAAAGCCTGCCACAGCGCAGGCTTTTGGCGTGTTCAAAGTAAGTTATCCGCTTTGTCCGACATTGCACGTTGAAGCGAGAGACGAAAACGACGCGGCTCAAAAGTACCGCGATTATTATGATCTTCACCGATGCCGGAATCCAAAAGTGGAGCGCGCTAATGGCGGCCGTTGACGATTTGAACACGGCGATCAATCAAGTCGCCGCGACAATCAAGGATATCACGCTCAATCCAAAACCGGATTATAGCGTGAATGGCCAGTCGGTATCGTGGGCGTCATATTTGTCGATGCTCACCGATCAAATAACAAAACTACAACAAGCGCAACAATCCCTTGCTGGACCGTATCAGCGCATATCTAGGATGCGTCCATGAAAACAGCAATCATCGATACGGCTACCTCTGGCGATAATGTTATTTTGACTGGAATTCCCGGCAAGCGTTTTCGTGTTTATGCTTACATTTTGTTTTCTGCGGCCAGCAATTATTTTATTTGGAAGTCGGGCACTACCGCATTAAGCGGACAATTGCATATGTCAGCTAGTAGCAGCGCGGCAATTCACTTAGGCGACAATTGGCCAGCCGGGGGGATGCCGGTATTGCAAACGGGAGTTGGTGAGGATCTTATTCTATATCTGAATGGTTCTCACGTTGCGGGCGGACATCTTACCTATGGCGAGGTTGCCGTTTAATGGCCTCAATTGGCGTAGGCGTGGCGCAAGCGTTAGCACGTAGTGCTGGCGGTCCCGCACGCGGATTAACACGCTTGCAGGCCCAAAATCTGTTGCGCGCGGCCGCATTTTTTATCGAGGAACACAAACGCCGATTAAGTAAGCCAGTCGGCGCAATCCGCGTTAATCGATTGCGTCGTGATGGCTCGACAAAAACTGTGCAGGTTGTGCAACGATCAATGCCAGGTGAATACCCGCGCAAGGATACTGGCAACTTGCAAAACAATGTTGCAATGACAAAAAAGTCGATCGAGGACGTTATGAGGGAAGGTAAGATCCGCGTAGGGTTGCGCAAAAGAGCCTTTTACGGCGCATACCTTGAAGTCGTTTACGCTCGATTAGGATTGAGCCAGACATTACGTGATCTTATGCCACAACTGGCGGCACTTTCGGGACTGCCATTACGATATAATGTAATTAGATTGGGAGATGTTTGACCGTGGCAACATTTAATAAGTATTATTGTTTTGTTGAGAACCTTGCCGAAAAGGTTCACAATTTGCAAAGCGATACGCTTAAAGTTGCGCTAACAAATACAGCGCCAGCCGCAACAGATACGGTATGGAATACAACCGTATACCCTGCACCAGTAGCCGCAAACGGTTATACGGCTGGCGGTAACACGTTGACCGTGACAAGTTCGTCGCAAACAACCGGCACGTACAAGCTGGTACTGGCTGATTCATTGTTTGTCGCGTCGGGTGGCACGATTGGACCATTTCGCTATGTGGTTCTTTACAACTCGACGGCAAGCAATTCCGTGATTGGATATTACGATTATGGATCATCGATCACGCTAGCCGATACCGAAACCTTTACTATCGACTTTGATCTTTCTAACGGAGTTTTAACGCTGGCATGACAATCAAAACGCACATTGAGACGATGCAACAATTTCCAAATACAACCCGTGCTAATAAGGAATGAACTATGAAATTTGCAGCTATCAACGCAAGCGCCAGCGGCGGTAACACAATTGTTGCAGCCGTTGCCGGTAAACGCATTCGAGTCGTTTCCTATGTGATCGTTGCGGCGGGTTCCGTTACGGCAACATGGCAATCGGCATCGACGGCGCTATCTGGCCCGATGAGCCTTGCGGCTTCGGGTGGAGCGTCGGCGTCAATCGGGATTATGGCTCCCGGCGGCGCGTATGGCCTATTTCAAACGGAATCTGGCGAAGCCCTGAACCTAAGCTTAGGCGGCGCGGTAAACGTGGCCGGTCATTTGTGTTATTTGGAAATCAGCGTATAATTGGCATTTAAGTGGAGGAATTGTTATGGCAGATATTCCAGCGACAACGCCAATTGTTACGCCAGCCGTACCAGCGCAGACTTTCCCGTTATGGGTTGTCGAGTCGTTAGTTTTTAATGGTAACGGAATCGAGCAACCGTTAACGGCGGAAGCATGGTTTCGATCAGCACGGCGCGACGCGGCAAGCCCTACTGGCTGGATTCTTGGAGACCAGCGGCGCAACTATCATATTGCGAATGTTTGGGCTCTTGCCGGTACTGATTCTGACGTAGCGTCAACCATGGCGGACATAATCGCAACGCTCACCAGATTGGCCACAAGCGCCGGTGTTTTATGAGTTTACCATTGCTAGGAGTCGGACCTTCAGCGCCAACATCAGACGGCCCAACCGATGGCCTTCTTTGGCAGGGTGCGACTGACTTTCTGTTATTCAACGGTGCGACAGATTACATAATCTGGCAGTGACGGAGTAGGTAAATGGCAAGCAAACGGATTGACGAACTAGATGCCCGCGTTGTCGCAGATGCTGACCTGCTACCCGTCACGCCATCGGGTGGACCTAGTGGTAAAGCCACTGTTGCTGCAATAGTTGCTGAAGGGCTGAGCCAGCCTAATAGCGCAAGTGCTGGTGCCGGGGCTAGCCTATCGATCATTGCAGCAGACGGTGTTACAAGCGGGGCTGGTGGCAGTATCATAATTGAGCCCGGCTTGCAAGCGACTACGGGCGGAAATGGCGGCGTAACGATTAAGCCGAAAACCGGAGCGGCTGAAACTACAAATATCTTTCGAGTTCTTCATAGCAATGGCAATCCTGTCATCAGTGTAAATACGGACTCTTATAATATCCAAATGGCAAACGGAGCCTTTATATTCCAAGGGGTTGGAAGTTTCTTTACCATGCCAGCCTCCGGCGAAATAAGGGCTGCTTCATACGGCTCGTGGTTTGTCACAAATCCAACTATTAGGTTCCCAAGCAATTCACCTAATGTTGCAATTCTTTATGGCAATGTTGGCATTGTCAGGATTAGCAACGGCTCAACAGGTGGCGGGTCATTAGCCTACACATCATCAACACCCGCAGCAATCACAGCTAACCAAAATGATTATGTACTCAC